TGTATTTAATTGTATTTTATACAATATAACCAATTTTATAAAACTATAAGGCTGGGTATCGGTTAAAATACCCAGCTAATTTATTTACTTTACTTCGGGATTTGATTTCCCTACAGCGTCTCTGACGGAATAAAGACCGAAAGATGCTAATAGTGTCCAAGCTAATTCAGGTACTTGATCTACAACCCCTGCTGCTTGAAGAACACCAACAACACCAGCTACTACTGATGTCCATATGGTCTTTGATTTCCACCATGCTTTATCTGCAATGACTTCCATAATAAACTCCTTGTATTATTATTAATTTAGAATTGTAGGATAGCGTAATCGTATCTGAGTGTTAGGGTTATATCAACTGGATCAGTTGTATTTGCCCAATCTAAATCACCAAATGTAGCGTTAGTAATAAACGCACCTTTTAGTGTCCACTCCTCTACTTTATCACCTACTGGTCCTAAAACATTAAAAGTTATATCTTTTTTGTAAAAATCTGAGTACCCATCTCTACCAGTAACAGACTCATGTGATAAACGAACCCATTCCATAACGGCTTGTGCTGCTGATGGAACAACAGGATCGTATAAACTAATTTCTAATTCTTCCCAAGCTCCCTTACCTTTAATGTATCTCTTAACATTAATGTGGTCAAGTTCGATTGTTTCAAAGGCTATTGTCGGTCTGTTAGCTGTCTTTATAAGATAAGCTGGTATACCCTCGATGTACATAATGTACCGATTTTTTGTTTTTGGTTCAAACGGTGTGAACATTATCTCACTCGGATCTAATAAGTCTGGCATCTTTATTCTCCATAAATTATATTTTTCTCAACTATAAATATCAAATTATTAAAAAAACAACATAATCATTTTTCATAGTTTTTTTGAAGTTTTATTTCAACCTCATATATAAATATACACGGCAACAAAAAACCCCTCAAAAAAGAGGGGTTATTTTGTTTAGTTAATCTATTGATTAAACTTACGCTGGGAATGTAGCTCCTGTTGGTAATACTACGAAGTCCAATACAATAAATTCAGCGGTTCTTGTAGGTTGGATAAATATCTGACCAACAAGTTGATTTCTATCAATCACATCAGGTGTGTTATTGGTATCATCCATAACTACCTTAAATGCGGATAGACCACTATTTGCTTGTACTGATTCTAAGAACGGATTCACAATATTTAAGAAACGATTTCTCGTTGCTGATGTGTTCTGTTCAAATACTAAGTATCTTGAAGAAGATGCGATAAACTTCTTCAATCTAATCAACAATCTACGAACATTAACCCTATCGAGTGCTGATGGACGACCTTGTAAGGTTTTTTGTCCCCAAACACATACACCTTGACCTGGGAATGAAGCGATTGGATTAACCCTTGCTTCATACAACTCATCTCGTTCATCGTGTGTCAAACGAGTTTGTGCTTCTAATACCGTAGTTAAACCACCACGATTTAGACCAGCTGGTGCGAACCATTCGTGTGCCACTTTATCAGTAAATGCGATTACTCCAGGTAATACTACTGATGGTGGGACCCATACTGGTAAGGCTGTGTTTCTATCAACAATCTTTACCCAAGGATAATATGTTGCTGCGTAATTAGTATCGAGTGCTTGTATAGCTGCTGTTACTGATGATATAGAACCACCATATATGCTACTATCCAAGATATAGAATGCATCACCACGTTCTTCACATTTAGAGATTGCGTGATTTGTAATCTTCGGATGTAAATCGTGGATAACACCAGGTGTTACTAACATATTGATATCAAATTCATCAGGATTACTGATTGCGTTAATAGCTTTCTTATAAGCTACTGCTCCAGCTGCTGTTGCACTTGAAATATCAAACCCTTGTGTATTCGATGCTACTATGTCACTTCCAGTTTTCTTTGGATTAGCAGGATTCTCTCCGTCAAATCCACCTTGAAATGGAACAACAAACTTTCTCTGTTTGATGTTAGATAAGATAAGTGTTATCTTTTCAGTACCATCTGAGAATGTAGTTCCTGTTACACTTGCATCTGCACTACCATTAATATCTTCAAGACTCATAGTCACATGACTACCAGCTCCTGCGTTATTTGGTAATGGTGACAAATACTGATTTGCATCTGCGTTACCAAAATCATGACCAAATAAAATATTGTGGTCAAAAGTACCTTGTGCATTAGACTGACTCTGATTGAACGCCCATACTGGTATGTCTGTTCCTCCAGGTGTAGGATTAGTTATTGCTGCGTGTCCCATAGGAACAAGAGATTTTGGTATAGAGTTTTCGGCAATATCACCAAAATCTGATAGGTAAATATGTCTTGACCTATTATCCCAATCACCATTGTAAGTGAGTTTACCATTAGCATCTATTGTTACATATCTATCACCAATTCTTCTTGCAAAGTAATTAGGACTTGTTGGATCTAAATTTAGATTATCAAATTGTTCTAAGACATTATCCTTAGTCAAATTGTTATCATCTAATCCAGTCTGTCTAACTTGTAATGAAAATGAACCATAATCACTACCTGCTATTGTACCTGCCTTCTTAACACTTAGTATAGCAATCTTGAATTTGTTATTCACATTTGTACCATGTGAACGAGTATTAACTTTAAATAAGTTATATCTCGATTTATTAACTAATTGTGATTGTATAAAAGGTGTTGAAGCGTGGTTATAAGCTGCTGATGTAAAATCAACTGCATTATATGAAGCACTTACAATCGAAGCAGTTGTATTTGTTAAATCTGTCGTGTATGTACTTGTCAAATTACTTTGTGCATGTTTGAAGTTTTTATACAAGTAAATTGGTACGGTTGATGTTCCTGATTTTTGTACTTGTGGATCACCACTTAATGCTACATCGATGTAATCTGCACTTGATGTGTTGAATGAAACCGTAGCTGAGAATGCCGTAACACTCTTTGCTCCAAAGTTACTTCCACTTGCGGTCAAAGTAAATTTAGAATAAGCTCCAGTACCAACCGCAGGTTGTGTTACTGAAACTTCGTTTAATCTTACAGTTCCATCTGAACCACCTCTTGATGGTGCTACAACGGCCATAGTTTGAGTTGTTACACCAACTTCTGATGCTGCACCCACACTACCCGTTAAGTTAATTTGTACTAAATCAGCAGAATATCCACCTGTATTAAGAACACGAACTATTGTTACGGTTCCTGCACTTCTTAGGTATTGTTCTACTGCGTACGGCGTGTATATATTTTTGTCCGTAGATCCAAACATTTCTTCAAACTCACTAAAATTACTTACTATTGTTGGTACAAAAGCAGGACCTTTTACAGTTGGTCCTACAATTGCCGCTCCAATAGCTGCAATTCCAGCAGGTAGAAATGATAAATCACGTTCTCTCGTAAATACACCCGGACTTACGATTCGTTCTGCCATTTATTTTCTCCTATTAATGTTATGATTTAAATAACTTTTAATCCCATGTAGGGATTTAAATATTTAATATAAATATCTTATAACTTTCCCAAACGATTGGTTTGGGGGAGATTATTTTAAGCAGTTTCTGAAGGTGCAGTTGAAGTAGGTGTAAATACACCAGTCTGTGGATCTAATGATCCAGGTCCGTACTTTTCATTTAACTGCTTAACAATTTCTTGTTCCTTTTCTTGTAAAGAAACATAATCTTTTTCAAATTGTTCTTCAGTTTTTTCAAGTGCCTCTACTTGTTGATTAAGTAGAATTTTTTGTACTCTCAACTGACCAAATTGTGCCTGTTTTTCTTGGTATCCGTCTTGTAAATCTCGTAGTGCCTTCAATTCATCATCTGTAAATTTTACTTCAGATGTTTGATTTTCTACTTTTTTTGCCAAGTTAGATTCTTCTGTTACAGCCATAACTTTATCTCCTATTTTTGTTGTTTATATTATAACTTATATTATGTATATATATATCAAGTAGAATTCTCTAATTCACTTTTTTCTTGAGAATTTCTACCTCTTGTTTTAATTCTTTAATTGATTCTATCAATAATGGAACGATTCTTTTATAATCTACCCCTAAATAACCATTTTTTCTCTCTACTACAATTTCAGGTAATATTTTTTGAACTTCTTGAGCAACAACTCCAACATCGTGTCCTCTTTCTTGTGCCCATCCAGGTGATTTATCATTCCAATCAAACTCAACTCCTCTAATCTCACCTATTTTATCCAATGAACCTTTAATATTTTGTATATTATCTTTAAGTCTTTCATCTGATGAATTATATGCTACAACATCACCATCTGCTACTATATCACCACTTGATGATATCTGTGCCATAGTAAGGTGAGAAGATATTGAACCACTTACATTACCCGTTGGTATAACATTACCAGTTACGGATATACCAGTAGGTGTGGTTTGAAATTTTGTACTATTGTTATAATTTAAATCAACTGAATTTGCTGCGTTTAAAACCAACATAGTCTTAGAACCAGCTGCATTTTGAAATGTCTGTGTTCCTGACCTATAAAATATATTTCCTGTTCCAGCATCTTTTATGTAACTATTACTACCATCGTGATGAATTTGTAAATCATTTGCATCACCAAAATTAATTTTAGCATCATCTGGTAGTTTTATGCCATTACTTGCTGTTACTTGGTTGAGATGGGCGGTGCTGCCCGATACTACGACTTTTTTCCAATTTGGCATTTAATTTATCTCCTATTGCGGTTGGTTACTTCTATCGAAGCCCACTTCCCATCATCTGCCAAGAGATGGGCCAACATTAGTTACTTATTCTTTACCCAAACACTTCCGTTTTCTTCCTTGTACTTAGAAAGAACTTTATTGACTTCTGTTGGTTTTTTGTCAATTAGAGCATATTGAGTTTTTAATTTCTTTACCACCTCACTTGCCAAATCAATATGTTTTCCAGGAATCATACCATTCTTAATACAATTCATTAAAAACTCTATATCAACCTTTTCAAGTTTGGATATTTCTTCTTCTACTACCTTAGTACCACCTTTACTTTTTATTCCCATGTTATAACCTATTATTTATTATTATGAAGTTCGTATCCAAATTTCTTCTGCGTCTGTTATCCACATTTCACCGACTCCGTATGAACCCGATGTACTATTTGGATTAGTTGCGACTGAACCCGATACCGTAACAACATGCTGTAATGGTGTAACACTCGTTGCTGAAGCGGCTACTCCTTGTGCAACTGCCCATCTTTCATCATCGACATCGTGATATAGTGCTGAACCACTATCTGCTACTGAACCACTTTGTACAACTAATCCACCATCAACATTTGTACCAGCTGAACCAGTTGCTGAGAATATAAAAGAATCTCCAACTGCTAAATTAGTCGTGGATAATGTGGTTGTGGTGCCGTTTATGGTTAAATCACCACTCACTACTGCGTTACCAGTAACTTCAATTCCAGATGTGGTAACTTTTAATCTTTCACTTGATCCGGCGTCGAATACTATGTTATCATCAGCAGTAAAATCGATTGTTGTGTCATTGTTGGCTCTACCAATAATTAATGATGTGTTGTATATTGTCTGAATACCAGTTTGTGCTGATGATACATCTAAATTTTCACTATTATCAGTTAAACCAGTTCCAGCTATATCACTTGCATCAAATGCAAATTTATTAGATGCATTTCGAATACCATCACCTGCGAGTAAAGTAACAAAATCAGCTACGGTTTCTCTTTTAGTTCCACCATCTGCATCTACAAATACTAATTCATCTCCTACTACAGCAGTTCCATCAGGAAATGTTATATTAGTTCCACCACCATGAAACTCAGCGGCTGTTACACTTCCTATTGCTTCTATATCATTACTTGCTGATATAAAAGAACTTGAAATCGTGGATGTTGCGATTAATGTCGTAGTATTTGTTTCACCTGCTACCGTTAGTACACCATCTGCTAAAGTTAATAAATCACTATCATCGGTGTGTCCGATTGTAGTGGCATTGATTACAACATCATCTATATCTAATGAACCACCACTAATTAATCCTGTTGTGGTGATTGCCGAACCACCATTATTAATTGTTCCGAAGTTACTTGTAATGCTTCCACCATCAAGAGCTCCAACACTTGTAATATTTGTTTGTGCTACAGTTTGTAATGTTCCGTAGATTCCACTACTTGCAAATACATCAGAACCAGTTATGTTTCCACTTGAACTAATTGCTGCACCAATTAAACTTCCTTGTGATTCTATATCGTTACTTGATGATATATAAGAACCACTAATTGTTGTTCCAACTCCATCAACAAATGTTAAATCACCACTTATATCTACTGTACCATTCATATCAATGGCAGTTGCTGTTAAATCTATCTCGTTTCCACCTGCTATAGATAATATATCACCATTACTCGATAGATGTTCACCACCAGCGTCATTTAAATATAATTTACCAGCTGATTTAATTAATAAATTAGTACCATCAAATTCTAAATTTGCTTCTGAGTTTACCGTACTTCCGTCTACTGAAGTTACGACTCTATTGTTACCCGAGTTGGTATATGAACTAATGGCTGCTGCCGTAAGGTTCGTGATACCACTTCCATCACCCGTTATAGTGGTTGCTTGTACTCTCCCAAACGAACCCGTTCCAGCAAGTGAGCTACTAATATTACCTGATGCGGTAACGTGATTTAAGTGAGCTGAACTCCCTGAAACTACGATTTTTTGCCATTTTGCCATTATTATTCTCCTATGTATAGAATGTCGTTAATAAATATATACATTCTAAATAATTGTTAATTTTAAGTTGGTGCAGTTTCATATCCAAGAAACCATTCATCAGAACCAGAATAATACATCCCACCAGCTACCGCGGTTGGTGCTGATTCTGATACTGCGTTAAATACTATTACTTTATCTTGTTGAACCTTAAATAAAGTTTGGTTCAAATCATCTGTTAATTTAAATAAATCACCACTTCCTACATCTGAACGAAATGTCCAAGATGAACCAGTAAGTTCATTAGTCCCACTTGTTTCTCTCCAACTTGTAGAACCTATTTCAAGTCCTGTGGATAATGTTTTACCAACATATTGATAAGCAGTCATATAAACATATTCGCTATCACTTGGGTCCTTATCCGCATTTAAAAATTGAACTACTCCAGTTTTATAATCAAATACATAATCATTCGTAGAAACAATATCACCACTATCTAATGATTCGGATGTAGCGTGTGTTGCTTTATAAAGAACTGCCAAATATCCTGGTGTAGAATCTTCAGTTGTAGAAGTGGCTAAAGCTGAAGTTGAATATTTTGGTGATATAAAATTTGTTTCTTGGTTAGAATCAATCAACTGAGCTCCGATTCCACTCGTACTACCAGACGGACTTACAAAAAACCAAACTTCATTATTAGTGTTTGATTTTGTAAGTGAATGTCTATACCAATACTTCATTAAATTTTGACCATTATATTGATACACAGAACCACTATCTGCACTTGAACTAAATGGTAATGCACTTGATGGAATTTTCTCCGCTTGAGTATAGATTTCGGATGAACCTAAATCTAATACATCCGTAAATGCTTCTTGAGCAGTCGTAAAGGTATTGTGAGTATATCTTCTCGAACCTAATAGTCTACTTGACTTTGAACCTGAATCTATTAATCCCATTTCTTATCTCTAACTAAAAGTTAATGTTATGTCATCTAAAGGTGCTGGATCACCTTTATATCTGACGATTATGTAAAGTTCGTTATCACTTGAATCTAAAAACATACCATCTGCATTTCTTATAGGTACGGTATAGGTATTACTTGAAATACTACCACCACTATTTCCATATAAACTTATTGCAGTAGTGAATGGATTCTTATGATTATCATTTGATATATCTGCTTCAATCAAGTTACTTGTTGTTGCTGTCGGGTCATATATTCTTGCAGTTGATAATTCACTATTCGTACCACTTCCCTTTCCTGAACTCTTAAATAATATTGCACATGCTATTCCATTACTTGTAGAATTCCAAGCCACTAATGTTGTATTATTTAAATTTACAGTCATACTTGACTTTGTTCCACTTGTTTGAAATCTTCTAATATAATATTTGTAAGTTCCACTACCATATCCCGAAGGATGCCAATATCTATATGTTCCGCCTGGATCTACCAAAAATCCTGGTTTAACTTGTAAGTCATAATCCCCTAACTGACCTAATGCAAATGTAGTAACCCAAGCTGTTCCGTTAAATTGTTGAACATTATCTGCTAATTGTATTCTAAAATCTTCACCACTAAATGTTTCTGTTGTTCCAGTTAAACTACCACCATCATATCCTTGTGCTCTACCATAACAAGCCATACTTCCACTTGCCAATGGTGCACCAAACATACTTGAACTATGATAATGGAGTGTTTGTGTGTCTAATGACGAATAAGAACTATCTCTATCTCTTGCCCTTACGGTTACGGTAAATGTTGTATCACCAACTCCAGTTTGATTTATATTTTCATCATTACCAGCATCCCAATCTACTGATGCAGATATTATTGCTACATCATTATAATGAGGAACTGTACTTGTATTTCTTGCACTTGAAACACCATTATCATAAATTGCATTTGCAGTTTGTATTGTTCCACCACTTGTAGAAATATTATCATTAGTTATTGATACACTACCCACACCAACACTACCACCATTCATATCTGTTAATGTGGTTGTTGCTGCATACATTGGATTAAACAATCCTGTAATTTTTGTTGATATTTCATAAGTAGAACCAGTTACATAAGGTGCCCCACTCAAACTTCTTGATACAGCAGTTAATGATCTTGTTGTTGTTCCAACATCTGCTAATGAGTTATCTCCTATAGCAGTATTAATTGAGGTTCTTGGTGCGTAAAAATGTTTTTTATCTGTACCATCTTTGAATACATAATCTCCTTGTGAACCAGTTTTTATTCCTACTACCAAGTCTTGAAAATTATAATATCCACTTGAAGATATACTTGAAAAATCATTAACTAAGCTTGGATTAGAACCAGAATATCTTCTTGTTAAAGTACCACTCATATCAGCTCCACCGATATTTTCGAATTTACCATCTTGGAATGCTGCTGGAATTACTGCAGGATTTGCAGATTCTATTTTTGCTAAAGTCAATCCGTTTGAAGTTCCAAAAGTACTTGTTGAATTATCAAAAAATGATTGTGTTGTAAAAGTATTGGAACTTGGTGTTGGTGTTGCTACACTACCCGTATCACTAAATGATTGTGTTGCCACTACTCTAATGAAAAACTCTTGTGCGTTACCACTTGATAATCCACCCAAACCAAATAACTCACTATCAGCTGATGAATTAACACTTGTTGAACCACCACTATTGGAATCAAAATCTATAAAGTAACTACTATTATTGTAAATACTAATACCATCAAAAACTTTTCGACCTGGTCCTGTCCATCCTTTATGTACTAAATAATTTAATGTTGTGTTACTAATAGAAGTATGGTCTTGTGGTAATCTACCATCTATACTGTTTGCAGTTGAACCTAAACTATTATTATTTGTATCTACACTTGCCCAAGTTTTGGTATTTGCAGTTGGTGATGCAGTATCTATTGAATGGCTAATTATCCCCGCCACAAATCTTAAAATTTCACTTACATGAGATGTATTATCAAAATTATTAAAATAACTTCCATCTAATCCCTCTCCCCATTGATTGGAAGTTGGGTATCCATTTTGTATATTATTAGTTTTTATTGCAGTAGATGATGTTAATGCAGTGGTTACTTGTAATGAACCAGTAACTTGTAAATCACCTGTGGTATTTTGGGTTGAACCTGTTGCTACAAAAATACCACTTCCTGCATCAATTCCAGTTAAATTACTACCATCACCATAATATGTACTTGCACTTACCCATTGACTCGAAGAAATTTGTCCTTCAACATATAAATTACTATCGCCCGAACCTGATATATGAACTGCTGTTGTTGGACTTGTAATTCCACCCATTCCAATTTTAGAACCAACTCCCTCAACAAATATAGCGGATACCTTAGCGGCCGCTCCACCACTTCTAAATCCTTGTAAAGTTATATCTGACCTTGCTGAGTTTGCATCCGAACCGATTGTTATAGACATATCATCACCACTACCAGTTGCCTCGAATACATTATAGGAACGATAATTTAATGCTAATTGTGCATTTTTCCTATTGGATGGATGTGATAAATATATACGACTCTTTGGATTTGCAGTAAGAGATTCTATTCGATCCGTTTCTACGGCTGTACCAGCAGTGATTTTTGCTGCGGAAGCAGTGGATTCAAGTGAACCACTAAGAATTGTTTGACCTGGTAACTCTACTCCAAATGAACCAGTAATGTTTTCTGCCATAGTCCTGGTAAGACCAACACCACCAATTCTTAATGTACCTTCATCTACATCAACACTACTTGCAGATATAGTCGTAAATTCTCCACGACCAATTGAAGCAGTTGCAGATACATTTAAAGAACCAGTAATTGAAGCATCACCATTATGAGAACCATCCCATTCTGCGGTTACTCCTGTAATACTACTACCATCTCCACTAAAGGCATTTGCTGTTATTGTTGCAGATACATTTAAAGAACCTGTAATCTGTGTACTACCCGAAACTTTTATATTACCATCTGCACCATCTTCAAGTCTTAATTTTTCATGAGGATTAGAACCATCAAATGTTTGAAAAGATAAATCATTGGTATCAGCAACGAATTCGATTGATGAACCAACTGAACCACCTGAACCTTGAAAATCAATAGCACTTTTTTGATTATTATTGGTTCTTTGTAAAGTAACTACTGGTGTATCAGATTTTATATGTAATTCTGTATCAGGTGATGATGGTGCTGTATCTCCGAATCCGACTCTATTATTCCCATCATTTATTATAATAGTACTACCGATATCCATCCTGTTATTAGATGCCCCTATACCAATATCTTTAGCTGTTATTGTATCTGCTACAACCAAATTACCTTGAACTTTATCTGAAACGACTACTGAACCAAATGAACCAGTTGATGAACCACTTATATTTCCACTTACTTTAATAGATCCAGTAACTCCCGCGCTACCAGAAACTTGTAATGAACCAGTTAAGACACTATCTAATTGTTTTAATCCTAAGAGAGCCATTCAAATTCCTTATATTTTAATGATTCTTGTTGTTTTCTTTCTTCCCAATACAAAGTCATTCCTTGTGAGATATTTTTCTTGTGTACTTTACTCTTTGGTTTCTTCATCTTTTCGATGGTATCCATAGCAAGTTTTCTATCAGATTGAGCACAAGACTTACATACAGCGTTGTTTCCTACTGCACGGTCAAAAGTGTCTTTACGAGTATAATAGATGACTCTATTACAATCAGGACACTTTCGATTTTTTCTATTTTTCCAATGTCTTTTTCTCATACTAATAAATATCACAAAGTCAAAATAGTAGAAGAAAAGTGGAAAATTAAATTAGTTCTTCAATCATTTCCTCAATTTTTTTATTGAGAAGTTTGATTTCTTTTAATCCTTTTTTAATCAAGGTAGGTTTACCTCTGTTGATTCCCGAAAAGACTTTTCCGAGATTTACTTTCCAGCTATCACCATATATTCGTAACATTAAAAACGCTCTTTTTTCATCACTCATCTTTTCATCAATTTTCTTTTCTCGCGTTCTGTTATCTAAGTCTATAAATTCAGCTTTAAAAGGTGGTCTATCCTTATCTGTATAAACCTTCCCCAGCTCTACATCAGTTCCACCCAATCTTTCAAATTCCGTAAGTCCATCTGTCTCTCTACCCTTCATAACAGCCTTAGACCACCTTTTTGGTAAATCTTTAAATGAAGTATCGTTCCATTCAGTTAATAATTCTTTTAGTTTAAGCATTTGAATTACCAGTTTCCTTTCTCACATGCTTTACTACATCATAAATTGATCCGTTACCTTT